TCATCTACACCAAGACCAACTGGATCAATTTGGATACAAACAACGCCAGTAAACAACGGAGCCGATTTTGCTGTTAAATTATACTCAGATACGACTGGTGCATTTACATCACAAACTGTGCCTGTGTATGACACACACCATCAAGCAATATTCAATCTTGATAAGTCAGGTGGCGGTCAAACACTATTAAACACAGACTTGTATGTACAAGTAAACAGTTCAGAAGACACAGAAGTAGAAAATCAAGGTGATTCATCTGTTGTTACAGGTAAACTAATTGATTATCATGTGTTTAAACGTAATGTTGGAGACGGATTGGCAGTTAGTGCAACATCACCAGTAGCACTAGGATCATCTCCGTTTACAAATTCAGAAACATTCACAATCCAAGAAAGTATTCCGGGACAGGAGAGACTTAATTCACCTGTTACTGTAACACTTGGCGGTACTGAAGGAGATGACTTTGTAGCGGCAGTAAGTGCGGCAGGCCTTAATCACGTGTCTGCGTCATACAATTCTACTACTGATAAAATTACAATTACACACGCACTAGGCGGTGAAATTAGACTTAAAGATACATCAGGTACACCTATAGTTGATGCTAAACTAGGAACTAGTTTTGCAAGTGCATATGGATTAAATGAAGATGAAAGCACTACTTTTGCAGGTACTACAACTTCAGGAAATTCAAATGTTGCTGACAATTTATATGTTGCACCAGCAGGATCGAATCCAGCGGCTGATGTTTTAATATCAGGTTGGGAAAAATTAAGTTATGAAGCAAATACTATTGCTCCAGTAACTGATCCAGAAGATGGAACATTATGGTATGATACAAGTTTAGAAGCAGACATCTTAGTACACAATGGATCTGCTTTTGTTGGATACCAAAACGGTGGTACTGACATAAGAGGCTTTAACTTAGCAAACACTGATCCTAACGGACCAATCATGTCTGCTACTGAGCCTGAAACACAGTCAGACAACACAATACTTGTTAGTGGAGACATTTGGATTGATACTTCAGACTTAGAAAATTATCCAAAAATATACAGATTTGATGATTCACAAGTTGAAGGCAAAAAATTTGTATTGATTGATAATACTGATCAAACATCAAGTAACGGTGTATTATTTGCTGATGCAAGATATCATACAGGTGGAAGTTTAGACGTAATTGAAGATACACTTTCAACAATTAAAGATTTACTAACAGACAACTACTTAGATATCGACGCACCAGATCCAACAATATATCCAAAAGGAATGTTGTTGTTCAACACAAGACGTTCAGGTTATAATGTTAAGAAATTTGTCAAGAGCAAGTTCTCAAGAGCCAATTTCCCTAGCACAACTGATTATCCAACTCTACCAACAGAAAAAGACGCTTGGGTAACACAGTCAGGCAATAAAGAAGATGGTTCACCATTTATGGGCAGAAAAGCACAAAGACAAGTTGTTGTAAAAGCACTACAAAGTTCAATAACTTCTAACACAGCAATACGTGAAGAGCAAAGAGAATTCAACGTAATTGCTTGTCCAGGATATCCAGAAACAATTGATGAAATGGAAACATTAAATTCAGATAGAGGATTTACAGCATTTGTTGTAGGTGATACTCCGTTCAGACTAGAAGCAACTACAACTGCTATTAATGCTTATGGACTTAACACAAACTCTGCCGCAACTAACGGCGAAGATGGATTGACTACAAACAATTCATTCACTGGTGTTTATTATCCATCAGGATTTACAAGTGACTTAGCAGGAAACAATGTTGTTGTTCCACCGTCACACATGGCACTAAGAGTGATTGCACTTAATGATGATGTAGCATTTCCATGGTTTGCACCAGCAGGTACAAGACGTGGCTTAGTTGATAATGCATCAGGTGTTGGTACAATCAATGCAGTGACTGGTGAGTTTGAAACTATTGGAACATCAAACACATTGAAAGATGCCTGTGCAACTGCAAGAATCAACCCAATTACATTTATTAATGGTGTTGGTCTATCAGTGTTTGGACAAAAGACAAGACAAGAAGCAAGTTCTGCATTAGACAGAATAAATGTTGCTAGACTTGTAAACTTTGTAAGAAACCAATTAGACAAAATTGCTAAACCGTTTATATTTGAGCCAAATGATCAACTTACTAGAAATGAATTGAAACAGTCAATTGAATCATTCATGTTAGAACTAGTGGCACAAAGAGGACTATTTGACTTTGCTGTTGTTTGTGATGAAACAAATAACACAGCGGCTAGAATTGATCGTAATGAATTATATGTAGACGTAGCAATTGAACCTGTCAAAGCAGTTGAGTTTATCTTTATACCAGTAAGACTCAAAAACACAGGCGAAATAGCACAATTATAGTACTTTAAAGTGCCTAAGACATTGAAATCTTAGGCACTTTTTTTTATTGGCTAATTTGCCCTTTAAAGGGTACGAATATAAAAAAATGCCGATCGTGGTAAATAAAAAAGTAATAGGAGAATAAAATGGCAATTAGTACACTTTCAAAATTTACAGTACCTTTAGCGTCAGACCAATCAGCAAATACGCAAGGTCTGTTAATGCCAAAACTTCAGTATCGCTTTAGATTGGTACTTGAAAATTTTGGAGTATCTACACCACGTTCAGAAATAACAAAACAAGTTCAAGATGTTACAAGACCTTCAGTATCATTTGATGATATTACACTAGATGTTTACAACTCAAGAGTGTACATGGCTGGTAAACATACTTGGGAACCTATTACAATTAATTTACGTGACGATGTAAACAATTCAGTTTCAAAACTTTGCGGTGAGCAAATTCAGAAACAGTATGATTTCTTTGAACAATCAAGTGCGGCGTCTGGTATTGATTACAAATTCCAATCTAGAATTGAAATACTAGATGGAGGTAATGGTGCTAACGAAGCAAATGTACTAGAAACATTTGAGTTGTATGGTTGTTACGTTCAAAATATTAATTACAACACTTTGGCTTATGCTACTAGTGATCCGGTTCTAATTACATTGACTGTCAAATATGACAACGCAATACAAACACCGCGAGGTACTGGCATAGGAACACAAGTAAGTAGAGCAATCGGTACAGCGGCTACAGGTTAAGGAGTTGACCTATGGGGTCTTTTCTTAACAATTTCCTTTCACAACTTTTACCTAACACAAGTTTCAAGGATTATCAACACGCGGCAAGACTTTATATTGATGACAATTTTGCGTTGGCTCCAAAGTCAACGTTCATGTATCATGTTGTGTTTGAACTCAATCCAAAACACAAAGCAACAAACTTCTTAAACACATCACAAATTGAATTAGGAATGCTTGTTAAAAATGTGCAGTTACCTAAATATGACTTTGGTGTTGAAGAAAGAAATATGTATAATAAAAAAACATATTTCAATACAAGAATAACATATCAACCAATTAACATGACTTTTCATGATGATATGAAAGATGTTGTTACTGCATTTTGGTCAATGTATTACCAATATTATATTGCTGACGGCAGATATCCTGAGGCGGCATTTGACAGACCAAGTAGATATTCACGCACAGGCGAAAGTCATAGATGGGGGATGGACACAGAAGTTGGCGGTAACTTAATTAAAACTATCAAAATTTATCAACTGTATAAAGGCAACTATATTGAGTGGACTTTGATGGAACCAAAAATAACTAACTTCAGCCATGCTGATTTAGATCAGTCGGCCACAGGAAGTGTTGCAGAACAAACAATGACAGTTGCATACAATGGTGTACTAATAAATCAAGGTAAAGTAAGTAGAGCGGCTGATAAGCCAGAAGGCCTTACTTCTTTACACTATGATAGGTCACCTTCACCATTAAGTGTAATAGGTGGCGGAACAGATTCAAT